CGAGGTTCCGGCGGCGCCCGCCGACATCGCCCACCAGGCGCAGCGCGCCCAGGCCGCCGACGAGCGGGCCCGCGCCGAGGCCGAATCCGCGCTGAGGGTGGCCGCCTCCCGCGCCAACCTGCCCGAGCTGGACGCCACGTTCGAGCGCGTCTACGGCATGCCGATCGAGCAGGCCCCGGCGATGACGCTGCACGCGTTCCGGCAGCAGATCGAGGCCGCCGCCGGGGGTGCCCAGTGACCGACAAGGCCCCCGAGCCCACGTTCCGCGACTCCGTCACACGACTGGCCGCCCTCGGCGCCCTGCTCGACGAGGTCAAGGCCGCGTACGCCGAGGCCCGTACCGAGGTACAGCACCACCTCGACCAGCAGTACAAGACCAGCGGCACCACGAAGGTTGACGCCCTGCTCCCGACTGGCACGAAGGTGGGCAGCGTCTCCCGCACGGGCGGAGAGACGGCCGCGCAGATAGTCGACGAGGCCGCATTCACCGCGTGGGTGCGCGACACGTTCCCCTCCGAACACGTCGTCGAGATCATCCCCATGCAGGTGCGCACGAGCGTCCGGCCCGCGTGGCAGGCGCAGGCCCTCGCCGCGATGACCGCGGCCGGCGTGCCCCGCTACGTCGACGAGGCCACGGGCGAAGTGCACGACGTGCCCGGCGTCGAGATCCGGCCGAGCAAGGCCGCCGGACTCCGCATGACGTACACGCGCAGGTCGAAGAACAGCCCGCACGACGGCCGCGAGCTGGTCGCCGAGGCGTGGCGGTCCGGAGCGCTCGCCGCTCACGTCCTGCCCGCCCTCGCACCGGCCGCGCCGCCCGCCGAGGACACCCCCGCCGCATAGCCGCGCCACGGCCCGCCCCCGCGTGGGGCGGGCCCGCTCCCCCGGAGACAGCAGCCATGGAACGAATCCACCCGATCGACCGCGCCGACCTGACCGCGTACACCCGCGCCGCCGCGCCCGCCACGTTCAGCGACGTCACCAACGCCGCCGCCCTCGCGGAGAAGACGCTCCGCACCGCCGACACCTCGCCGAGCACCGCCCGCGTCCTGGCCCGCTCCCTGCTCGCCACGGCCCGCCGCCTGCTCGACGCTCAGGACGCCATCGACGCCACCCGCGCCGCGGTCGCCCGCCACGTGGCCGCCGCCGACGCGGGAGACGACCCCACGGCCGCCGACCTGCTCGCCGCCCTCGCCGAGGCCGGACAGCCCATCGACGCCGACACCCTCGCCGCATCCACGGCCGAGCACGCCGCCGAGGCGGTGAACTGGTGACCACCCTCAGCCCCGCCACCGTCGACCGCCTCGCCGAGCTGTTCCGCCAGGGCGCCACGAACCGGGAGGCTTCCCGCGTCCTCGGCATCGACAGGAACACCGCCGCCCGCTACCGCGCCACCCTTGGACTCCCGCCGGCGCCCAAGCGGCCCGCCCCGAACCGGTCGCCGCTGACCGTCGAGGAGAAGTGCCTCACCTACATGCGGCCCGTCGAGGGCGGCCACATGGAGTGGACCGGCCGCCGCACCAAGTCCAACGGCACGCCCGTGTTCACGCACCACGAGCGCACCTACACCGCCCGCAGCATCGCGTTCCGCGCCGCCAAAGGCCGCGCTCCCGAGGGGTACGTGACCGCCGAGTGCGGCTACGCCGAGTGCGTCGCCCCCGACCACATGGAAGACGAGCCGGGCCGCACCCGCGTGCGGGCGGCACTCGCCGCCGTCACCGGCCGCGCCACGTCGCTGGCCGAGTGCAACCGCGGCCACCGCACCGCCGAGCACCGCCGCTACCTCCCCGACGGCAGCCCGTATTGCGGCGCGTGCCAGGCCGAGAACAAGCGCGACCGGCAGGCCGCCGCGTGACCGCCGGCCTCGACCGCGTGCGCCGCCTGCTCGACACCCCGCCGCCGGAGCCCGTTCCCGGGCAACTCGCGGTCGACGTCGAGGAGAAGCCGCCGCCGACGTGCGACACAGGCCGCCCGCGCTGCGGCGCCCCTGCCCGCCTGTACCCCGCCGGATGGCGCTGCGACCAGCACCGCCCCAGCACCATCCGGCCCGAGTAACACCCCCGGCACGGCCCCGGGGCGAGGACGAGCCGCGCGCCCCTCGCCCCGGGCGCCCCACAGCAAGGAGAACCACCGTTGACCCTCGACGCCATGGATTGGGTGTGGAAGCACTCGCGCACCAGCGGGAATCCGCGCACCGTCCTGCTCGCCGTCGCGGACGCCGTGACCGGCCCCGAGGCAGAGGCCCGCATGGGCACCGCCGAGTTCATGCGCCGGCTGAACGTGGCCCGCTCGACCGCGCGGGCCGCTGTTGACGCCGCACTGGACAGTGGCGAGCTGGTCGAGGTCGAGCCCGCCAAGGGCAGCCGCGCCACCCTGTACCGCATCCCCGGAGCCGTCCACTACACCCGCGCTACCGGGCCGGAATCCGGCCCCAAAGCCCAGAAGACCACCGGGCCGGAATCCGGCCCCCTACCGGCTACCGGGCCGAATCTCGGCCCCTCTACCAGGCCGGAATCCGGCCCCTACGCCGACACCCCCGAACCCCTCTATGGGGCCGAATCTCGGCCCCTTTGGGGGCCGGAATCCGGCCCCCATCACCCACCCATAGAGAGAGTGAGTGAAGGAGGGAATGAGGGAGCGTCAGCGCCCGACCTCACCGCCGGAGGAGTCCCCCCGTTCGCCCGCCCCCTGGTCGACCGCATCACCGCCGCGAAGGTCTACGTCGGATGGGACCTCACCCCCAACGAGTGGCTGCGCCTTGACGCCATGCTCCGCCGGTCCGGCGTCGACATGCTCGCCGAGCACGCCGTCACCCTCGCCGCCCGCCAGCGCGTGAGCAGCGCCCGCTACTTCCTGCGGGCATGGACCAGCCTCCCGCCGGCCCCGACCGAGGGCACCGTACCGGCCACGCCGACCGCGGCCCCCGCCGGAAACGTGATCCCTCTCGACCGCACCGCGCCCCGCAAGGGCCGCGCCGCCCAATCCGCCGACTACCTCGCCGCCGCCCTCGCCGCCATGGAGGCCCAGCAGTGACCCCCCGCGAAGTCGCCGCCCTGCTCGCCTACGTCGTACGCCTCGACCCCCGCATGAACCTCGACGACGAGACCGCCGCCGCCGACCGCCTCACCCAGTGGTGCGACCTGCTCTCCGACGTCCCCGCCACCGCCCACGGATGGGACGCCGCCCGCGTCGCCCGCGACTACATCGCCCGCAACCCCTACCGCATCCAGCCGTCCGACATCAGCCGACCGTGGCACGCCCACAAGGCCGACATCCTCGCCCGCCACGTCGGCACGTTCGAGCCCACCGCGCACCCGCACCTCGACCCCGATGACGTCACCGGCTACCGCGCCGCCCTCGCCGCCGACCGCGCCGCCGTCGCCACCGGCCAGCAGCCCCCCACCACCCATCGCGCCATCACCGCCGGACCGGCCGCCGAGCAGGTACAGCGCCGCCTCGCCGCCCTCGGGAGCTACGTCCCCCGCCACGTCGAGGACGTGCTGAACGCGTACCGGCCGAAGCGCGCCGCCCGCGTCGCCACCATCCGCGCCGGCCAGCCCGACGCCCTCGCCGTCGAGTGCACGTGGTGCGGCGCCCCCGCTGGCCAGCCCTGCCGCGTCCGGCTCAGCACCCCCAAGACCCACGCCATCCGCTACCGGCCGATGAAGGCCGCACACCCGTGCCGCATCGAGGCCGCCGCCGCCCACCACGACCGCCAGGAGCAGACCGCATGACCCCCAAAACCGCCCGCCAGTACCGCCGGAAGCCGCCCACCAGCGACCGCACCCGCAACGGCAAGCTGTACCGCGTCACCGGAAGCTGGGACGCCCGCCCCGACCGGCCCGCCGTGCGCACCACCCCCGACCGCGCCAAGGCCCGCCGCATCGCCGACCAGTTCGCCGCCGACGGCGCCTACGTCATCGTTGAGCAGGCCCGCGGTTTCGAGTGGCGCACCCTGTTCGAGATCGACGGGCCCGCCCAGGCCGCCGAGCACGAGGCCATGCAGCAGCTCGCCGCCGCCGGACACCCGCCGACCCCCGACACCTACCGGCCCGACGCCGACGACCGCCACCGCACATGGCTCGCATGGATGGACGCCCGCGCCGAAGCCGACCGCCGCGCCGCCGAGGAAACGGCCCGCGCCCAGGCCGAGGCCGACGCCCGCCGCCGGCGCCTCGCCGCCGAGGCCACCCGCACCGCGCGCACCCTCATGCAGCCCCCGGCGATCGTCCGGCCCGAACACCGGCAGCGCGCCCGGCACATCACCGGGGCCCAGCGATGACCGCCCCCGCCGCCGCCGTCGCCGTCATCCGCGCCGAGATAGAAGACGCCCACCTCGCCGAGATCCTGAACCGACCCGGCTGGACCGCCGTACGCGTCGTACGCGCCCTCGAACAGGCCGGATGGACCATCACCCCCACCGAGCCCAAGACGGCGCCCCAGCCGCCCGCCTAGCCCCACAGGAGGGGGCGCACCACGCCCCGAACAGCGCCCCCTCCGTGCTACGTTCCTACCGAGATCGATCCTTACCGATCGAGATTGAGATTTACGGCAGCCGAGTCCGTATCGGCGCCACGAACCGGGAGCGCCCGCCGCTCAGCACGAAGGGACACAGGCCCATGGCACCCACCGCCGCCCAGCGGTTCGCCGCCAAGGTCGACCGCAACGGGCCAATCCCCCTCGTGCGCGGCGTACAAGGCCGCTGCCACATCTGGACCGGCGGCGCCCGCAGCAAACGCCCCCACGACGCCGGCCAGTTCGGCGAGTTCTACGGCGCGTTCCACGTCAACGGCCGTACCGTCCGCGCCCACGTCTACGCCTACGAGCAGCAGCACGGGCCCGTCCCCGCCGGCGCCGAGATCGACCACCTGTGCAGGCGACGCGACTGCGTGAACCCCGGTCACCTCGAACTGACCGACCACCGCACCAACACCTTGCGCAGCACCGCGCCGACCGCGCTCAACGCCCGCAAGACCCACTGCCACGCAGGCCACCCCTTCACCCCCGCCAACACCCGCAGACGCCCCGACGGCTCACGCCGCTGCCGCACCTGCGAACGCACACGCATCCGCACCACCCACCCCATCGAGGAGGCCGCCTGATGGCAGGCGAAACCGTCATCACCGTCCAAGGAAACCTGGTCGACGACCCCGAACTCCGCTTCACCCCCGCCGGCCACGCCGTCGCCAAATTCCGCGTCGCCAGCACCCCCCGCACGTTCGACAAGAGCACCAACGAGTGGCGCGACGGGGACAGCCTGTTCCTCACCGTCAGCGCATGGCGCCGCCTCGCCGAGAACGTCGCCGAATCCCTGCACCGCGGCGACCGCGTCATCTGCCGCGGACAGCTCAAGCAGCGCTCCTACGAGGACCGCGAAGGCGTCAAGCGCACCGTGTACGAGCTGGACGCCGAAGACGTCGGCCCCAGCCTCCAGCGCGCCACCGCCGCCGTCACGAAGACCAGCGGCCAGCGCAACGGCCAGCAGAACAGCGGCGGATACGGCCAGCAGCAGACCCAGGGATACGGCGCCCAACAGCCCGCCAACGACCCATGGGCCACCAACCAGACCGCAGGCCAGTGGGGCGCCCAGCCCACCACCGAACCCCCGTTCTGACCAGCACCGCGCGCGACCGGACGCCGCGCCGGCCGCGCGCGTGAACACCCCTCGACGTCACCGAGACAGGAGCACCCCTGATGACCACTCAGCCCACCACCGAGACGTGCGGCGCCGCCCGTGACGTCCTGCCGTGCGTCCTCGACGCCGACCACGGCGGCGCGTACCACCAGGACGTCAACGGCTACCGCTGGCCGACTGCCGCCGCCATGCAGCAGGCCGCCGAGGATCTGCGCCCCGCCGGTATGGCCGCCCTGCTCGCCCACGTAGCCGCCAACCTCCCCGACGAGGACCAGCCGACGCACGAGGGCCCGGACCCGTCGCACGGCGGACTCACCACCCACCGCGGACGCCGCGAGGACTGCACCGGCCCCGACTGCACCGGCCCCGACCGCGGACCGGCCCCGACCGCGCCCAGCACCGCGACCGCCGCCCTGTACGAGGCCATGCGCCGGATCGCGGACGCCCCGCAGAATTACGAGCTGGACCCGGGCCGCGGCGACTCGCGCGCCATCATCCGCACCCTGCTCGCCGAGATCGAGGCCCAGGCGCAGCCCGGCCCGTCGGCGCCGGCCGACGACGACCACGCCCGCCGCCTCGCCGACCAGATCACCGCGCTCGGCAAGGCCCGCGGCTGGTCGACGTGGGCCGCCGACTTCATCCACCCCGACCGTGAGTTCGTCGACCCGGGCGCGCCCGACGAGGACCCGTGCCACCCGTGCGGCTGCCCGAAGCGCTTCAACCGGCACGCCGACGGCTGCCCGGCCGAGGCGCAGCAGTGACCCCGCTCCCCGAGGCACCCGGCGCCTACGCCATCGCCGCAGCCTGCTGCGCCATCACCGGCCTGCTCTGCCTACTCGCCGCCACCATCACCGCCATCTGCGACCACCGGAAGGAGCGCCGCGCCATGCGCACCCTGACCGCCCCCACCGCCACCGACGACGACCCCCGCCGCTCCCCGGACTGGTGCTGGACCCACGGCTGCCCCATCAGCCAGTGCTCACCCCGCCACTGACCACCCGACCGCACCGGGGCCGCCGCCACGCGCGGCGGCCCCCGCACCGAGGAGCACCCCTGATGGCACGCAACATCGGCGCCGACGGCAGCGAGGTCTACCGCGCCGTCATCACCAAGACCCTGCGCAACGGCACCAAGCTCACCAGCCACGAAGGCCCGTACACCACCGCCGGCGCCGCCCGCGCCCGCATCACGTTCTGGGCCAACCACTTCGCCAAGTTCGACGACGACAGCAGCGCCACGGGCGAGGTCGAGCAGGCCCACACCGTGTGGACGCCCGTCGGCGACCAGGCCGAGCCCGAGCAGTACGCCACCGACAGCGACGGCCGGCCGACGTACAAGCACACCGACGTGGACGGAGACCGCCTGTTGGTCTCCCCCGCCGTGTTCACCGCCCCCGCCACCGCGCCCGACCCGGTAGCGCCCGGCATCTACTTCCGCACCGACCGCAACGGCTCATCCATCCCCCTCACCGACCTGCCCGCGTTCATCGCCCGCTTGCAGACCATCGCCGACACCGCCCGCGCCGAAGCCGCCCAGGAGCCGACCCAGTGAGCACTACCCGCCGCGCCCCGAAGCGCAAGCGCATCAAGCGCCGCGCCGAGAACGAGCAACTGCGCACCACCCGCCGCGACGTCCTCGGCATCCTCCTGTCCCGCGCCGGACGCGGCGTGCTCACCCGCGACGAGGCCGCGCTACTGCGA